TACATCACCGGGATGTTCCCGTACAGCGCCAGGTTCAGAGCGAACAGGGACTTGCCTGTGCCGGGTCCGGCAGCGACGAGCGAGAACTCACCGCGCCGGAACTCGACCTCATGACGAGCCAGGCCCACAAATGGAGAAGGGAGCGGTTCCCCTGCCGCTCCCTTGACCAACACCGATTGTGGAAGGCTGTAGATGGTGACTCCTTAGTCGTGCTCGTAGAACTCAACCTCGATGCCGTCCTTCCGGACGGTCACCAGGGCGTGATCCCCGAAGGCGTTGAGAAGGGCGGACTCGTATTCCCCGCTGGTGATGGCCTCGTTGAGGGCCTTCACGCGGCGATAGCGGGCCTCGTCCGGCCCCTCGTAGTCCTTCTCGACGTACTCACGGTTCGGGAACTCCCCGCGGTACTCGTAGTTCATCCGCCCGAGGGTCGGATGGCCCCAGAGGGAGAGGTCGTAGTCGTCGTACTCGTGGTCATCGTTGTCCACCTCTTCGGTGGTACGGACCCAGATCTCACCGACGCTGAACTCACAGACATCGCCATCCATGAAGTACGGCGTGTACTGCGTCCAGCCGAACTCAGTGATGGTGGGGTCGTTTAGGAGGGCCTGGAGGAGGGGGGCCAGGTCCTCAACGGGCTTCTGGTCCACACGAGAAGAGCCCTCACGCAGCTCCCCCGAGACCGGCATACCGAGAAAATTCGACTTCACAAGGTTGGTCATTCAGGCTCCAGGCTGATTGAGGAGAAGAGTGGCCAAGGGGACTTCCTTACGCTTCGAGCCGGACATCCAGCCCTCGACAGGCATTCCCTTGATGTAGTCGGCCGGCGAAGGAAGCCAGCCCAGGTCTTCAAGAATGTGCCGCTCAGCAATCAGCCGAGTCGGCACCTTCACAATCCGATCGCCCTTCGGCACGTCAATCGTGTTTCCGAAGATGCGCTGTACCAGCCACACGCCTTCCGTGTGGTGATAGATGGACCGGTGGCGGACATCGCCCAAGATTTTCTTTGAGGAGTCGATGAACTCCTCTATCGGCAAGTACAACTCAGGTTCGCCGCCCCATTTGCGGGCCGCTGAAACTGCGTGGTGCCAGCTATTGATGTCGTGCTCCTTTCCCTACTTCCATAGATACAGCCCGCACGTCCTAGTTTCAAGTTCTACTCGAAAAAAACACGCACGCATGAGAGACGTCACAGAACCGGCAGTCGAATCCGGGGTTCGCCGGGAAGTCACCCCGCTTCACGGCTGCATCCATGTCGGCGTACCGCTGCCCGATCTCGTCCTCACTCACCTCCGCCACCTTCACCGGCCGGGACAACTTGCCGGTCTTGGCGAGGTACCAGTCAGCGGTGTCGACGTTCACGCCCCACTGCTGCCGCATCGCCACGCCGTACGTCTGGAGCTGGAACTTGCTCTTCATGGTCCCCGTCTTGAGGTCCCGGACCTTCACCGTGTCCTCACCCTCGTCTAGGGCCTGGTCGATGAAGCCGCGCACCTTCACGCCGCCCAGCTCGACCATGAACGACAGCTCCAGGGCCGGCGCCTCGTCCACCTTCCAGATGACCGGCTCGTTGTTCAGGCTCCACTCGACGTAGGCCCGCGTGTGCTCCAGCCCCAGGAAGTAGCGGCGCTCGATGTCCTCTCCGCCCGTATAGCGGCCCGCGGCCAGCCACACGTCAGTGTTGGGCTCCTTCTCCAGAGCCTCGTTCGTCAAGGCCGTGTACTCGTCGTGGAAGACCTCTGCGACCTCGTCGGCCCCCAACGCACGAGACGACCTCTCGAACGCCTCAGCGGCGCTGTGAAAGGCCGTCCCATGGTGCGACCACGCGGCAGGCCGCGGGGTGACGCGCTCTACCCGCTGGAGGTAGTAGCGCCATCCGCACTTCTCGTACTGCTCTACCTGGCTGACACTTCTCGGCTGCGTCTCAATGCTCAAATGCGCCTCGCATATCGAATGATCTTGAATGAACTACTGCCTTTGAGTTGGGCGTGGGGCCGGTCAAAGCTCAACTGCTCCAGCTCGACCGCATTTCCTGCCGACGACAACCGGGCCTCAACGCTGATGAGCCGGGCGGTACCGTCATCCCCCATCTGATCGGACATGATCACGTCCAGGTACTCGACCACATACTTGGCCGCCCCTCGGGGCTTCGCCCGCGTGTGAAGGAGTAGAAGTCCGAACACTTCGTCGTCCTCCGTGCAGTCCATGTCTGTGCACATGGCGATCAGGTCGTGCAGCTCCTTGCGGAGAGCCTGCTCCCTCTCTACGGATGCCAGGAACTCAGAAAGGGTGGTACCCCGGTGGCGGAGTCCGTAGAAGTCGGGGATGGCGAACTCATGTGGGACGTCTTCCTTGTCGCGCACATGAGGCACATGACTGCCCGGCAGCACCGGCACAGCTCCAGAGTCCTCAACCCCAAGTTCAAGCGTCACTTGCGCTCCTAAGTACCCACCCGCACGCGGACCCTGACACGACACCTTCACAACAGCTACACAGCTTGTTGCCCCTTGAATCAACGTAGCAGCGCTAAAGACGCGTCAACAGTCCCTGTTTTCGCAGGTGAGGCGCGTCCGATCGTGCCCCAGAGGCAACCTTCACCCGTTGTCCTCACGCGCGACAGGCCATGATCCACTCATACCTGACTGAATCGGACAGGCCATACGGCAATGCCGTACGGCATGACACCTCGTCACCTGTTTCGATTACGTTAAGTGACGATTCAAGATTCCGTAAAACGCCCAGGCGGGGCTGAGAGCGTGTGATTGCACCCACGTTGACAGCAGCAAAAAACCTCCCAGCACGCTTTGTGCGGGAGGTCTTGTACTACCTACGGTAACTTAGGCAACCCTAAGCTCTTAGGCTTCGGCCGGAAGGTCCAGGGCCTCGCGGAGCTTGCCGGTGGGGAGCTCACGGCCCTCGGGCCAGCGGATGACCATACGCCCGTCTGAGGGCTGCCGGGGCAGGAGCACCCACGGGCCGTCTGGGGCGTCGGGCTGGAAGTCCAGAACGCACCCGGTGTCCCTGATCAGGCGCTCAAAGCGATCCGCCCCCTTGAGCTGCCCCGCGGAAAGCCCGTCGTCGCCAAGCTGCCGGCGCAGGAATGTGTAAAGGTCGCGTACACGACCAAGCCGAATGTACTCGGTCCTGTTCGTTTCCTTTCCCGGCCATGCCGCTTCAATGATCTGCGTTGCAGCACTCCTAAAAGGGGCTCGCTTTATGCCCAAACGAGAAAGACGCCAATCAACTGCCTGCACGGTAACGCCGTATTCTTCAGCAATTTCCCGATTGGAAGAACCGTTTCTGTAGAGCTTTAGTAGCTCCGGGTTATCCGGCAGTTTCGTCATTGGTTCAATGTCCTGTCAGTTTGGTTTCACCACTGTGGCGGCAGTGCGGTTTCATGACCAGGCATGCGTGTCTCGATCTTGGACAAGATACAGTCCTAGGCACCCTACTTTCAAGCCCTACCTACAAGTCGGGCGACAACTCCGGGGCGTCACACCTTGAGACTGTGACGTGCGTCTCACTTTATCTATGAGGTGTCCCAGACCTCTCCAAGTGACACCTACATCAGTAGTGAGAGAGGGAGCGAAGCGACCGAACGAACGACACAGAGCAACTGTTTACTTACTTAAATGTCTACAGATTTGTAGTCATCCTAGATTCAATACGTATGACTTATTAACCAACTTCTCCTGTCAGACCCCTCGTTGAGCTCAGGCTCCGAGTGCGCGTCCAGGAGACGGCCCCGGCTGCCAGACCAGAACCCGGCCGGGGCCTCAGACCTCAGAGAGGGAGGGGACGTGCCCAGGGCCAAGAGCATCTGCCTGCACAAGGGCTGCCTCACCCCGACCGTGAGAGACGGTCGCTGCGGAGAACACCAGCTCCGAAAGAGCTGGGATAGAACATCTGCTCGAAACGCTTCGAGACCTGCTGACTGGTCTCGGCGTAGGGCGCGGACCCTCGCGCGGGATCGCTTCACCTGCCAGCAGTGCGGGGCGAGGGAGCACCTTGAGGTGGATCACATCGTCCCGGTAGCCCGCGGTGGTTCGTGGGAGCTGGACAACCTTTGGGTTCTATGTCGGACCTGCCACAAACGGAAGACCTACACCGAACGTGGCGATAGCTAAGCAAGTAACTCACCCGGCCCCTTGAGGGCCGGGTTTTTTCATCCCTAGAACCCAGGAGGCCCTATGGCTGCTCGTGTAGCGATCCCGGTAACTACGTCCGATCGAGCTGGTGTCGCCGTCCCGGCTGCGGTCCCTGGTGACGCAGTGAACTTCAACTCTGTGGTCAACAGCGGCTCCACGATCCTGCTCGTCAAGAACACGGGTGCCACGTCCCACACGTTCTCGGTCCACCTGGATCGCACGGTGGACGGCTTCGCGCCGGCGCCTCGCACCAAGACCCTCGCGGCTGGTGCCTCGCAGGTCTTCGGCCCGTACGCAGTGGCCGACTACGGCCCGATTCTCCACGTCGACGTCGACCACGCCGAGCTGACGGTTCAGGCGTTCCGCATCTAATTCATTCCTTCCGGAGGTCCCCCATGCCTGCCCAGTGCAACGGCGCTTGCTTCGACTGCCCTTATGACTTCTGTGTGCCTGACACGCCTACACGGCGCCCGACCAAGGCGGCACAGCGGTCTGAGTGGCGTCAGGACGCGCTCTTCGAGCTGGAAGAGCTGGGGGACCTCTACGGGCTCGACCCCGAGGCGGTGAGACTCCCGTGACCAGAGGACCCCAGCCGAAGGAAAACGCGCAGAGGCGCAACAAGCACGACCACGCACAGACGCTCTCTGGTAGCACCACCGAGGGCCGTGCCCTCCCTCCTGGCCTCGGCATCAAGACCGCAGGAGCCAAGAGGTTCTGGAAGACGTGGGCCACCTCGCCGCAGGCCGGCAAGTGGATTGAAACCGACTGGGCAGAGCTGGAGATCACCACAAAGTTGGTGGACACCTTCTATCAGGGTGACACCAAGGTTGCCGGCGAGATCCGGCAGCGGGTTTCCAAGTGGGGCGCAACCGTCGAGGACCGCGCCCGCTTGCGCATGTCCATCGAGGACGACCAGGACCAGGACCAGGCCGAAGAGACGGCCGCGGCTGAGTCCACCACGACCGATCTGGATGAGGAGCTGTTTCGACTCCTGAATG